GATCAAAATCTTCCTGCGTCGCAAGCCTTCTATACTTCACACCGTCATTTGCTTTCTCTGTCCAGATGTCAAGGACCAGGCCGATGGAAAGAAGGTCGAGGTCTCTAATCGAGATTCCAATTTCTATGCAGCGCAGAAGAAATAGCGGGGTGGTCATTTCCCGCTCACTTCTGCGCGTCCTTTTTTTGCCTGCACATCTGTCACAAGGTTGCTTCCCCAAAGCTCCAAGATCTCCGGGAGAACCTGATAGATCGAAAACATCTCGAACTGGTCGAGCCACTCGTCGATGGTCTTTGGAATCGACGGATCCGCATGGTAAGCCATGATGTAGGCGACGTTTTCAAAAATCTCAAGATCATCGATTTCAAGTTCTTCGGAGTCTGTCGTTTTAGCCCGGTAGGACTTTTCCAGCTTCGACAGGTCTTTAAAGATATCCCGCTTGAATTTCAGCCGGTAGATTCTTGGAATCGCAGCTGAAGAGCGGAAGGTGACCGGCTTTCCGCTGATTTCGATTGTCTTTTCAATCATAAGCTTTCTCCTTTACTGCCCGGAAGAAGACGAAGAAGCGGAAGATGCAGCTTTCTCTGTTGGAACGTAGACTGCTTTATACCATCCGTCATAGACAGTCGCATCTGTAGTGTCTCCTGATCTTGCTTTGACCAGGCCGTCTGAACTCGGGTCTGCCGTAATGGAAAGTTTCTCAGTTCCAGGCTCGATCGTGTCTTCTTTTGTTTCTGACTCAAGTGATGGGCGGGAGGCGGTGCAGTAATAAAGGACGTGGCGGATGGAGTTGACGTCTCCATCAAACTCAAAGAGTAAAGCGAACTTTACCGTATCGGTCAGGCCGCTCTTTTCCACCAGCACGCCCTTACTGTCCAGTTCTTCTTGCAGAATCTCTGTCCGAAACCACTCTGGAATCAAAGCAAGCTCAAGGTCTCCGGAGTATCCGTTATTGGTGATGGAGCGAAAGTAGACGATGCCGTCTGCATAGAAGGCTTTGGTTTCGCCCTCTGCGTCCAGGCTGATCGACACGGCTCCTGGGATTGCTTTTGGAGCTGCATAAGTGAAGCTAGACACGCCGTCCGTTACGGTTTCTGTCAGCTTTGCCGCGTAGACATTTTTCAGGTTATATTTGACTTTATTTCCCATAGCTTAAACCTCCAATTCGTAAAGGACTTCATAGAGCTTTTCCGACTCGATATAGACTTCGGTCTTGTCATAGAAGAGGCCATGCGTCGTCAGCACGCGCTCAATGTTTTCCTCTTGCTCCGGGTTCTTTTTGTCCGTGTAAAGCTCGATATGAAGCACGTGGATTTTCTGATAGGCGATGCCGTCTGCCGCGAAGTTGTCGCTCTCGGGAAGAAGAAAGCAGAGAAAGGGCGGGGCAGGGGAGAAGCCTTCTTCAAAATGATCATAAGCAAGAGGAAGCTCCGTTTCTTCCAGCATCTCTACAATCTCGTCATAGTTCATGTCAGCCTCCTTTTAGTTTCTGTTTAATCAGCTTTTCAAGCTCCTCGTTTCCCTTCTGTTCAGCCGGGGCGATGTGAGGCATGGCCGCGACTCTGCCTCCGCCTCGCTTGGCGTGGCCGTGCTCAAGGAGGTGGGCAATCTGGTAGCGGTTTCTCGAGTGGACGACGAGGTTGATGCTGTCTGCGGTTTCGCTTACCTTCTTTACTGACCAGGAGCGCTTGTATTTTCCGGTTCTTACCGGAGCAGAATCCCGGATATCGGTCCTCACGTCTTTTGCGGTTTTCCTGACCGCGTCCTTCAGATCATCCGAAGCAAGAGAAGCGTATTCTTCTAGCTCCTTTATGATGGCGTCTTCCAGCTGATCAATTGAGACTTTCTTACTCATAGCTTTTCTCCAGACTGCAGTTAAACTTTATGGAGTTTCTTTTATATCCCATGGGGTTTACGTAGGTAATGTTGTAGGTCCTGCCCTCTGCCAGGATCCGGTAGTGGGTGGAGTCGACCTTTGACAGCTCCGTGCACCAGCGGCAGGTAAAGTCTAAGGATTCTTCTGGCCGAATGACCTCGGTATCGGTTTCTGATCCGGTGGACGATCCAATGGTCGCGTAACAGGCAAAGTAATCCGTCCAAGAGGCACTTTGGTTCTTGTATTTGTCCGTTACGATTTCGTTCTTTTGAAACAGGATGGGGACTCTGAGTGATGCGATATTCATTAAAACTGCTCCTTTCTTACGCCAAAGAGAAGGGCGCGAAGGGTCTGGTTCAGCTCATTATGATCGGCTTCCTCCCGGTGTTCGTAGAGGTAGGCGATGCAGTAGAGAATGGCGATTCGAATTCGGATCAGAATCTTTTCTTCACTTGCTTCCCACTCTTCATCTGAGAATCTTGCGATGTCCTGGACCTGCCTGGTGGCTGCCCCGATCAGGCTTTTGATCAGGTCATCTTCGTCACTAGAGCTTACACGTAGGTAAGTTTTCGCTTCTTCCAGGGTAATTTCCATAGGATGCCTCCAAACAAAATTTGCTGCCCAAGGAAATCCTCAGGCAGCAGAAAAAGTTAACCTGCAGCTTTTACCGAAAGGCCTCTTACTGCTTCTGGAAGGATCAGCTTTCCATCCACACGTTCAGACGCGAGAAAGCCGATCTGTCCGTTTGCTGCGTAGAGCTCTGACAGCCTCTTAAAGGACCGTCCCTGACGGTCTGCAATCCAGTAGTAGGAGAAGTCGCCAAAGAGGATCGGCACTTTACCTGCCGCAAGCTCCGGTGCGTAAATCGAAGTCCTGTAGGGACGGTTTAAGATGGTGTCCGGCTGACCGACAACTACGGAGGGCTGCCAGATATAGTTGTTGTTTCCATCCTTGATCTTGCGCAGGGCCTTTACCGTGGAGTCGTTTAAAATCCAGACCGCGCTGTTTCGGTAGACGCTTCTAAGAGAGTGGAAAACGTCCATCATGGCATCAAAGTTGATGTTTGTGTTGCTGATTTCTGTCAGTGCTTCCTTATTTGATGCGACTTTGGTAAAGATGCCTTCCGGCTTCTTGCTTCCGTCTCCAACAAGGAAAGCCTCTTCTTCAGCTGCTCCGATTCGTCTAGCAAACTCCGTAGAGATGTATCCTTCCAGATCAAAGACCGAGTCGTTCATCAGCTCTTCAGACACCTTGATCGCGGTACCAAGCTTGTAGGCAGACAGCGTGATCTGATCGAAAGTGTCGTCAGATTCTGGGTAAAGCCCGTTTTCATCCATCCAGGACGCAGTGCCGTGAGAGGCAACGATCGGGATGGTGTGGGTGCCGGACTGGGTCTGAATCACGTGAGCAATAGAACGGAAGAAGTTCTCATCGGTAAGAGCCTGAAGAAGCTGCCTCTCATATTCATCTGGCACCAGGTATCCGCCATTTGCATCCGTTCCAACCTCTAAGACGTTGTTCACATCAAACCAGTTGCGTCTTCTGATGGAGTCCCAGAAAGCGGTTCTGTATGCTTTCGAAGCGGTTCCTTTCTTTTCCTCTGGCTGGGTTTCCGCGCCTGGTTTAGAGGTAAGAGGGGAAGAGGTCGGCTGATTCAACATCTGGTCGATCTGCTCCTGTCTCTGCAGGCGCTCAATGTCTTTAGTCAGATCGGTGACTTCTTTTTCCATTCTTTCGTAAGTTGCGGCATCTTCCTCGGATACGTTTCCACCATTGTCAGAGTGGGTGTCGAGAAAGTCCTTTGCCGCATTCCAGGCCTTGGCTCTTTTCTCCATGAGATCTAAAATCTTAGTCATTGTAGTTTCCTCCTTAGTGTGAGAGAAGCGCCAGGCGCTTCTTCAGTGAATCAACAGCTACTGTTGTTGCTGCTTTCTTCTTTGTTATCGGTTCTTTTGGGATGAGTTTGGAAAGAAGAGAATCCGTAACTGCTTTTCTGGAAAACAGCATTTCAGGATCTTCACTTTCCGTTTCTCCTTCAGAAAAGAGAATTTCATCGGCAAATCCCAGTTTCTTTGCTTCTTTTGCGTTCATCCAGGTTTCGGCGTCCATGAGCTGAGAAATCTTCCGCCTCGAAAGGCTCGTCTTAATCTCATAGGCGTTTACGATGGATTCTTTGACTTCTGACAGCATGTCGATGGCCCGCTTCATCTCGCTTGAATCTCCAATCGCGACCGTCATCGGGTTATGGATCATCAGCATGGCAACAGGGCTCATGCAGACCCTGGTTCCTGCCATTGCGATCACAGAGGCTGCAGATGCAGCCAAAGCGTCAATCTTTACAGTAACATCATATGGGTAATCCATTAACATGTTGTAAATCGAGGCGGCGGCAAAGACATCGCCTCCTGGAGAGTTAATCCAAAGCGTAATGTTTCCTTCGCCATCCTCCAGTTCGTCTTTAAAAAGCTTCGGCGTAACTTCATCTCCAAACCAGGTCTCATCGGAAATTTCTCCGTTTAGGTAGAGGGTTCTTTCGCTTCCAAAGGAATCTGGAGTTTCGTTTCTTATCCAGTT